CTTATTTCTCTTGCCCTCTCGCCATTCAGCGGCGCTTACCGTGGGTTGTTGAAGTGGCAGTTCGCGATGAATATGCTACGAATGGGCAACTCAGTTTTAAAGACCTGGACATCAAAGACGATCAGTTTAGTGACTGGTGGGTTCTTAAAGTGTCCAGAGTTGTGCCCGATTGCGGTGCCCAAGCCTCCGAAGCTAATCAAAGGGGCAAGCTGCAATTGGAACGGACTTTCAATACAATTGAATCCTTTCTTGCGTGGTTTGGTAAAGCCTCTATGGACCACAAGCGTGTACAGAAAAGCATTGCTGAACAAAACAAGCTTACAGAGCAGATCGACGTTTGCGTCGGCTGTTTTTATCCCTTGTATTCATGCAAGTGTGAAGAATTGTTGCAGGCATGTGATACTTGTGGAGTTCCTAAATTGGAATGCACTTGTGTTGAACCACCAGTGGTTCGTGGTGCACGGAATATTCCTGGTTTGGAACGGCAGAGTGATACTGAAGCCGAACCAGTTGAGACTACGTTGAATTTCATTGGCAATGCCAGTGCTTATTATAACACTAATACGTGGTATGAGTGGACGGTTCAAGACAGCTTGGACTTTTGGTACACCCTTAAGGGGTGCATCTACGTTTGTGTGGGTTACATACCCATAGCCATTTTCGGAGGTGTTGTTGCCTGGTTGTATGGTTATTATGACAGGTTCATTTTGCAAGTTGTTCGTTGGGATTGGAACGGAGCTATGTTCCGTTTCATTTTCCGAAGGATGGGACGTCGTTTTGAAGATTCCACCAGAGATGTGTTGCCTATGATTAAGATCTTTGTAACACTAACTGGAGCATCATTTCTCATAACTGCGTTGTGGGACCGTGTGGGACCCCGAATTGCGGTTGTTCCCACCTGTGTTTGCGGAAAGGAGATCCCCAAGGATGAGATAAGCGAGAAGCTTAGTGCCCCGCATTATCGAAAACGTCTTGAGGAAGTGATTTCTGAACATGAACGGGCCGTTAGTGTCCTGAATGCGCAATTAAAAGAAGTTAAAGTGTCCATGGGCGAAGACCCCCTACTTGAAGATGAGAAGGTCCAGGAAGCTATGGCTTATACTGATGTGCCGACTTTCGTGCGTGCAAGCGCTGAGGGTAAAGCACCAGAACCCGATGAGGATGCACGTGTGAATGTGTGGCAGCGTAAGGAGTATTTAGTGACACCTTTCGATGTCTCACCACAAACTCTGAGTTCTGCCAATTGCAACCCAGTAACCTTTCGCGAGGGTCTAAAGAAGGCCTTGCGACGTGTACGGATGGTTGGATCTGACGGTTCCATCAAGTATTCTGGTGCCTTTGCTGTCGGCGGTTGGTTATATGCTTATAACAAGCATGCTCTGCCTGCGGGAGACACCTGGACGGTGGAACTGCATAGAGAGCCTACCGGTGACGGTATCAACTCAATTTCCATTTTCAGTTTAACCCGATCGCGCGTCTTTTTTGTGCCTGACTCTGATGTGTGCTACCTGTTATTGACTGGACAAGCACCCCAGAAGAGCCTTTTCAAATATTTTGTGAAGGACACTTGGGATGGACTTGAACATGGTGAGATATTGGGCATGGACGCACACACTAATCAGTACACTGTGAATGTGGTTTCGCGTATTCACGCGGAAGTCTACGATTGGGATAATAATCTCAAATTTTTGCCAGTGTACATTGGCACGAGTCAACGGCCTACTGTTTTAGGTGAGTGTGGGTCGGTGTGGTGGTCAAACTCACAGCGAGGTTTTGCCATTTTTGGCATCCATTCTGCTGGAAGTCCTGTGGACAACCTCTCATTGGCTATGCCTCTGAGACAAGAACACGTGGAGAGTGCTTTGAATTACTTCAAGGTGCCTGCCATTCAGAGTGGTTTACCCAAATTTACCGCTCCGTCAGCGCCACTCCATGTGTTGGGTCCTGTTCATTTTAAGTCGCCTCTTATGTTCATACCTCAAGGTTCTGCCTTGGTACGTGGTTCTTTTATTGGACCTCGAGCGGCACCCACCTCACGTGTGGGTCCCACTATGCTCACAGAAGCCGCGCGTAAGCGTGGTTATGTTGAGCGGGGTGGTCCCCCAAATTTCCGTGGGTGGAAACCTTGGTCGCGGGCTTTGACGGATATGGTTGGAATTCAGGATTCCTTTCGCGACGATATTCTTGACCATTGTGTCGAGTGTTTTACCGCTGATATATTGCGAAACCTAACGAAGGAGGATTTAGCGCGGATTCACGTTTATGACGTCATGACCGCTGTTAATGGGGCTCCTGGTGTTGCTTTTGTGGATGGTATCAACAAGGGCACATCTGCTGGGTTCCCGTGGAATCGTACAAAGCGTGGATTCTTTGACAGGGTTCCTGGCATTGATGGTCTTCCTGATGCCGTCATGTATGATGACGAGATAGCCGAGGCTGTTGATGAAATGCTGCGTGCGTACAAGCAGGGCATCACTATCGGCACGGTTTTTCGGGGGACGTTGAAGGATGAAGTGACGGCATTTGAGAAGATAGCAATTAGTAAATTGCGTATGTTCGCAGGCGCATCTCTTCCTTTCACCATAGTCACTCGGATGTACTATTTGCCTCTTATCAAACTTCTCATGACCAAGCGTTATTTGTTCGAAAGTGCACCTGGCACGATCGCGCAATCGGAAGAATGGGATGAGATGTCTAGGTATCTCACTTTCTTTTGTTTGCTGCGTATTATCGCTGGAGATTTTAAAGCTTTTGACAAAAACATGGCTGCTAAGCTCATGATGTGTGCTTTTCAAATTTTGATAGCGATAGCCGTCGTAGCTGGCTATGAAGGTGAAGAATTGTTGGTGCTGTGGTGTATTGCTGCGGAAATTTGTTTTCCAATGTATGATGTCAATGGGGATCTTATCCAGGTTTTGGGTTCAAATCCCTCAGGACATGCACTCACTGTCATTATCAATGGCCTTGTGAATTGCTTGTACATGCGATATTGCTACACAGTGTTGTCGCCGAATAAGTCTTGTGCGGACTTTAAACAGAACGTGCATCTTATGACGTACGGCGATGACAATATTATGGGAGTCTCAGAGAGTGCTCCGTGGTTTAACCACGTGGCTATTTCAGGAGTTCTTGCCACCCACGGTGTTATTTACACTATGGCCGACAATACATCCGAGTCTGTACCATACATTAACATCGCGGATGCCTCATTCCTCAAACGGACTTGGCGGTATGATGAAGATGTTGGCAAGTTTTTGTGCCCCTTGGAGTGGAATTCCATTGAAAAGAGCATTATGGGATGCGTGCAATCCAAAAGTGTGTGCCCCCAAGTGCAGGCCCTGGACATTGCCAGCAGTGCTGTGGATGAATTTTTCTGGTATGGCAAGAGTGTGTTTACATTTCGCCGCCAGGAAATGATCGATATTGTCGCTGAAAGTGGT